ATTGACATTACTAATGCCACCTAATAGCTTAATGTAAGTTATGAGGCCAAGGAGATAGTTATGTCAAATATGAAATATATTTATACACGTAGAGTTAAGAACGGCAGCACAAAGTGGGTAGTTAGCCCCCCTGCATATGTTAAAGCGGCAGTTCAAGCACAGTATATGGTGTTTACCAATCAAGCTGATGCAACCGAGTATTCCCTGAACATACAGGATGCATACAACTCTCACCGAAGAGGTATTAAACATAAGAAATACCTTGAAAAGGATACAGTAGAGGCACTAATTGATAACTATAAGGGTAGTAAAGAATGGTCTGAGTTAAGTCAGAACTCAAAGCGTACTTACAATCAGTTACTGGGATGTATGACGGGTGTTAGAGTAGGTGAATCCCGTAAAGCTTTCCAGAACATGCGCATTTCAAATATAAATAGAACTTACGCTAATAACCTGCACCAACAGCTACACAAAGATGTTAGCAGACATCGTGCAAACCACACTTGTAAGGTTCTTCGTCGTATATGGTCGGTAGGTGAGCTTGCAGAGATAGTTAAAACCAATCCGTTTCGCAATATGGGTCTAAAGAAGACAAAGCAACGTGAAGTAATGTGGACACCTGAACAGGTTCAACAATTTATGGAAGCAGCAGATAACATGGGGCTACCTAGTATGGGTACAATGGCTCTTATGTGTTACGACCTGTGCCAAAGGCCAGGTGATATGCGTCAAATGACGTGGGACAAATACAAATCTGAACGGTTCTCCTTTGTGCAAGAGAAGAATAAATCCGTTGTAGATATCCCTGCATCCCCACGCCTTATAGAGAGACTTAAAACAGCTACTGTTAGTGATCAGCACGATAATATTGTGTATTATGAAAACACAGGCAAAACCTATGATCGTAGGCACTACAACAAAGTGTTCTGTCGTGTACGTGATGCTGCCAATCTCCCTTCCCATCTGCAAATGCGTGATCTACGCCGTACAGGAGCTACTGAGATGGCTGAAGCAGGATGCACCAATACCGAATTGCGATCAGTTACAGGACATAAGAGCGTCGATGTTCTGGCAATATATGTACGACCAACAGTCAAACTTGCAACAGCAGGTATCAACAAAAGATTTGGATAAATAATGATTAAAGCAACACTAATAGACTACATGGGTTCAGACTTATCAGTTGTGAACGCAGCACGAGTATCTTTCGGTAATAAGCACGAGGTATTTAAAGATAAGAAAGACACTAAGCTTATTAACTTCCTTGCTCGGAACAACCATGTGTCTCCTTTTGGTCATGCGTTTGCATCTTTTCATGTATCAGCACCAATCTTTATCGCTCGACAACTGGTTAAGCATAAATTCCTGCGCTGGAATGAGATCTCTAGACGATATGTATCCAATGAACCTAAATTGTATGAGCCAACTACCTGGCGTGGTAAATCCCACGATAAGAAGCAAGGATCGTCAGATACAGTTGTAATTGAAGGTGTAGAGATACGAGCTACACAAGCTTATGATATCTCTCTGTACAAACATTTATTAGATATGGGTATTTGTGAAGAGCAAGCAAGGATTGTACTCCCTGCTAATCTAATGACCGAATGGTATTGGTCTGGTAGTTTAGATGCCTTTGCAGATATGTGTAAGCTGCGCTGTACTAGCGACACACAGAACGAAACAAAAATAATTGCAGACGAGATCAACGATATAATGAAAAGATTGTACCCTGTATCTTGGGATGCATTATTGGATTCGCAGTGAAAAAAAAAATAAAGTTGACACGTAAAACATTAACTTTTATTAACTTAACTCAACTTGTATCACTTTGAACTATAAAAATTCAATGATATCAAACTATTGGTTGCGGGAGTAGGATTTGAACCTACGACCTTCAGGTTATAGGTAAATCGTTTGTTTTCAATGGGTTACAGGCCACGTAAGTTACTGTACCCATAACTCCAACCCCTAATTAAGTGGTTGACTTATTCACAAAGTGCAGTAGCCTACGGCTAACCCGCCCAGGGTTAGTTTAACTACTAACTGTTGAGGAAGAGTAATGAGCAAAAGAAAGATAAGAAGCCTGAAGGCCATAGAAGACTATACAGAAACTACAATGAGGCCATGCCAAACATGTCATAGCTTAATCTGTGTAGGTGATTCTGCGGTACTGGTTGTGTATATAGCCGACCCTAAATTTAAAACAGTTCTAGATGAATTAGATAAAGAGTTTGAAGAAGATGGCTCTTACTTATTCCATCATAATTGCAGAGACTGTGGAGAGATAGCCAAGGTAAAATATAATGTCCAGCTATCGTGACCAGGTTGAATATGTTAAATCTATAATATTAGCCGAAGGTGATCGGCATACAGCCGATTGCCCTTTCTGTGGCGGTAAAAACAAATTCACATTAGATAAGTTTGATGGAAAGTTAATCTGGAACTGCTATCGAGCATCCTGCGGTGTTAAAGGTGCATACACTGGTAAAAGAGATATCAATGCAGCTAAATCCTATCTGCAAGGTAATGCCACCCAGCGCTTCAAAGCTAAATACAAAGAAATACCAACCTTAACTACACGTGTAACCAATCATGACGCTGCTGTTAGTTACCTGAAGCATGTTAACAGCTTTGATGCTTATCTACGTGGCGATATAAAGATCAGGTACGCCCCTAAAGAAGATCGTGTACTGTTCTATAACTCTGACGGTACAGGCGCTGTAGGTAGATCCTTACGCCCTGTTAGAGCTAAATGGTGGAGCTATGGGGATCTATCTAATGGCATACCTGTTGGTACTGGTAAGCACGCAATACTTGTAGAAGATGTTGCATCAGCTTGTAGCGTCTCTAATGTGGTAGGATTTGTCGGAATAGCGCTACTTGGTACTAACATTACTAAAAGTATAGTTAAAACACTTAGTAAGTACGAAAGAATCACATTAGTTCTTGACAATGACGCATCTCTTAAAGCAATATCTCTTTCAAGAAAGCTAAATATGCAATGTAATGTAAGATTTACGAAACTTGATTTAAAATATCTTACTGCACAAGCAATTGAAGATTTAGTTATGTAGAAAGCCAGCGACTATAGGTCTGGTAGAAAGGGAAAGTATAATGTTAACCCATCATCGAGGTTTTGCAAGCCACGGAAGTCACGGACGCAGAGTTACAAATTGGTGTAACCCATTTACTGGCCCTCCAAAATCTCTGTTGAAATAGATTTTAGTTTGCAGTAATTGCTGCATGTATTTTACAAATATATTTTTAGGAGATCGACATGAAGTGTCGTGGAATAGTAGTTATAGACTACGATATAGATGGGGGCTTCTTAGAGGCTGCCGAAGAACAAAAGAAATTAGAAGATGCGATTGCATCTATCGTGAAAAACAATAAGCGAGTTGTCTTTCATCAGGTAGATATGAAGGAACGTAGAGGTGATCAATCACCTGATATTAAGAACATGAAATTCAGGAACAGCTAACTTACTGTTCTAAAACAATAAACAAAGAAAATTGCCTTAATCGAAAGATTGGGGCTTTTTTTATTTCTACTAATGGTTATTACTAGGGGCATAACAAAATGTCACTTGGAAGGGCAGAGCAGTGGAAATACAATTAATAAAGACGTTACTTAATAATAACACTTACTTAAACACAAAATCTAGATTACGCCGATCAATATTCTCAGATGAATTAGCACAGATTTATACTTTACTGGGTAAAGCGCATACTAAATACGAAACAGATATTAAGCCTGATGATCTGTACTCGCTTTGGCTAACAGAGAACCCTGTTGCTACAACGGCAGAGATAAATGACTTCAGAGATCTCGTTGATCAGTTAAAGTATGCAGATAAAATCACAGATACTATAGCTACAGATGTAATCGAAAGCTTATGGCGTAGAGAAATCGGTAGAGACATAGCCAACCTCGGTATCAATATGTCCGAAGGCGATACCACGGCGATGGGCAACCTTATATCCCTGCTAGAACGCACCAAAGATTCGTATATGCCTGATGATTTTGGTGAGCCAACTACGGATGATATCTACGAGCTATTAGCTGAAACATCCAATGATAATCGTTGGCAGTTCAACATAGAAACTCTTAGCCGCAATGTTTATGGCATCGGCCCAGCGGAATTTGGAATTATCTTTGCACGACCAGAAACAGGTAAGTCTGCATTAGCTGTAAGCTTTTGTGCAGCACCAGGTGGGTTTGCTCAACAGGGAGCAAAGGTGCTTTATCTTGGTAATGAAGAGAAAACTACACGCACTAAGCTGAGAGCTATCCAAGCTTGTTCTGGCATGACCCGTGAACAAATAGCAGACAATCCTGATCTAGCCATGAGTAAATACCTATCGATCCAAGACAGGATCATCATGAAGGATGTTCAGGAATGGGATTTAGATACGATCAATGGGTACTGTGAAAAGATCAAACCAGATGTAATAGTAATAGACCAGGCAGATAAAATTAATATCTCTGGCAATTACAATGCTTCTCATGAACGCATTAGAGAGTTATATCGAAGCTTACGTGAGTTAGCTAAAAGACATGACTGTGCCTTGTTAGGTATCAGCCAAGCAAGTGCTGACGCAGAAGGTCGTACTTGTATAGATTTCTCGATGCTTGAAGGATCAAAGACAGGTAAAGCAGCGGAAGCTGATTTAATCATAGGTGTTGGTAAACATAACCCTGCTGAAAATGATACTCCTGATCACACAAGGTTTATAAACATAAGTAAGAACAAGCTGAGTGGATATCATGGATTTGTTCTTTGTAACATAGAGCCAGAGATCAGCAGGTATGTTGTATAATGGGAAAACGATCAAACTTTGAAAGAAAAGCAAGAGATTATTATAGAACACCTCGTGAGGCTGTATTTCCTATCTGGCCTTACCTTCAAGATCACCAAACCTTCTGTGAACCTTGTGCAGGAGATGGTGCATTAGTTAGATCACTACAAGAGATTGGACTGACCTGCTCAAGTGCATACGATATTGAGCCACAATCTAATGGCATTGATATCCAAGATGCCTGTGAACTTACTGAAGAGCATTTAAATGATGCAGATTTAATCATTACAAACCCACCTTGGGAGCGTAAGCTTCTGCATCCTATGATAGAACAGTTCTCAGACCTTAGACCTACTTGGCTGCTATTTGATGCTGATTGGGTACACACCAAACAAGCTATTCCCTTCATGCCTCGTCTTAGAAAGATCGTAAGCGTTGGTCGTGTGAAATGGTTCGATAAGACCGCAGGTAAAGATAACGCTTGTTGGTATTTGTTTGACCGTCACGACGAAACTTATGCAACGAGATTTTATGGGAGAACGTAATGCTTAATTATAACTGCACAATACAAGATGTTAAGAAGGCCATTCAAAAAGTAAAAGAACACATACCATACGACACTAGCTACAATATGACTTCAACAAAGACATTGCGTAAGTTCCAAACCTTATTGGCATTCTTAGAAGCTGATAGTGAGAATATATATTATTTAGGTAACGTGGTTGTTATAGATCATAAATACCATGCTTCTTTAGCTAATCGTAAATGGAAGGTAATTGGCAAAGGGAAATGGTATCCCTACTCTAACCCTGTAGACCTTTTACATAAGCTGCGAGGGTCAGCGGATGTTTAATAAAACCAACATATTAGTATTGGATTTGGAAACAACTGTTCAGAAGATAGATGGAAAAATAGATAATAGCCCCTTCCATCCTGATAATAAATGTGTAAGCGCACACTTTGGTTTCATTGGATGGGAAGGTGTAGATGAAGTAACAAACCTCGTATTTCATCATAATGAAAAAGATGTGCCTGATAGCCCAGCGCAGATGCAAGAAGCGTTGTCTAAAGCTACGCTGCTTATCTGCCACAACGCCAAGTTCGACGTTACCTGGTTATTAGAAATGGGCTTTGATATTCCTGACCAGGTATACTGCACTATGATAGGTGAATACATCCTATCTAAAGGTCAGAAGCGTCCGTTGTCGCTAAAGGCAATAGCTGAACGCAGAGATGTTACACGCAAGAAGTCTGATCTTGTAGATGATTTATTCAAAAGCGGTACTGGCTTTGAAGCTATGCCACTTGCTACTGTTATAGAATATGCAGAAGCTGACGTTATATCCTGTGGTGAAATCTATCTGGATCAACAGGACGA